AGACTGAGCCATGTTTAATACTTTTTGCTTAATAGTCCATAAGTTCAATCCGCGGTTAGTCCACTCCGCAAACATTAGGTTCAACGAACGACGTGCTGTCTTGATCTCGTAACCAGTACGAGCCTCTAAGCCACACCGCTCATAGGCTTCCTCGATGACTTCAGCTATATCAAGGTTAAATGTTCTGGTTCCAGAAGTCGTCATTTGTTACCCCTTCTTCGTTTTACGTTTAGCTGCGGAAACTCTGCGAGGTTTACCAGCAGGCTGTCCAAGCTTGGCTTTCTCTCTTACCTTACTACGTTTTTCAGCCGCTGTCATTTCTTTGCTTGTCTTCGGTGTTTTAGAGCTTACTCTTTTACTTGGCCGGCAATACGGGGTGTCTCTTTTCTCACCCTTCTTACGCCCACAAGGCTTACCAGATTTAACATCTACCCAGTCTTCCTTGAACCATCGTTTGAGAGCGGCTCCTTCTTTTGTTTTACGAACAGCCATTAGAACAAGTTCGTTTCTTTGCGGCGCGACTCTTGCACAACCCCACAACCACTTGCAATAAGACCACCGTTCTTTAACTTTTTCTTAACAGGGCGCTTGCGCTTAGAAGATTCTCCCCATTTGTCGGCGCCCACCTTTCGACACTTGGCTATGGCTCCGCTTGCGTAGGCGCTTGGGAAGACCTTGTACCTTGCTTTTACTTTTTTGTAACATGCGTCTTTGGGCATTATTTCTCCCCGAGGGCGGCTTGGAAATCTGTTGGCTCATTTGAGACCGGGACATTGTCATAGGTCGCCCTCCTTTGTAAAAAGTCCTGCCACATGGGCTGGATCATGTTGAAGTTTTGATCTACCTTATACACTACTACTGCCATTTGCGCGTTCATTGTAAACAAAGTAATCGCGCCCCAGCTTACAACACCAAGGATTATAACAGAAACAAAGTGATTAAGTTCAAATTTCATCTGTCTAGCACTTCCAACGTTTCCGCGCAGCCTTGCCTCTTTCCCCTGTCCAACCCTTGGAACGAGCGCAGAAAGACTTCTTACGGCCTTTCTCGCTTTTAGACTTTGGGTTAGGCGCAGGAGCTTTGAGTTTGCTACCTGTTGCTTTGTTGTATTTAGCGCGACCCTTTGCTGTAAGACCCGCACCCTTTTTAACAGACAGTTTCTCGCCACGTCCAACTGAGAGATTAACTTTTTTCTTATCAGCCATAGCAACCGCCCTAAAGATTATGCGTGGTAGAACATCATCAAGTCAAACTGCGGAACAACGAATGTAACAAAACAACCGTCTTTAAACAGTACACCCTCATCCGGCATAAACGGGTCGTCAGAAGCGTTGTCAGTTCCAATCGAGCGAAACTGAATTAGTTCTGTGCCTGTAACACCACCGTTCCGTAGGTTAGCTATTCCAGCGGTTCCGCCAGAATAAAAAGAAAACCCTTGCAAACGAGTGCGTCCTGCGAAGATTACACCTGCCGCATTAGCATTAATGCCAGCGGATACGTTTCCTGCGGGATTGCCAACCGCAGTTATGCTTGCAATTGTTTTAAAATAACCAGCACTGGTTGCTGTTCCAGCATTAGCGCCCGTAAGGTTTTCGGTAAGAGCCGCACCATTTACATCTGTGCCAACTATATTAAACGACTTTGAAGAATCGTTTCCTGCGGACAAAATTGTTACCTGTCGTGCAGAGGCGTTTGTAACGCTTCCGCCAGAAGCTAAAGCCCCGCCAATAACCAAGGCTGCGTTGTTTCCCACTGAAGTGGCTGTTGAAATTCCGTCCGCGTCTAAAGCCACCTCATCGCTGATGATGACTGGGGTTACGTCTGATCCTGCCATTTTGGCCTCCTATAGATTACAGGCGGGGCGTTAACCCCGCCAAATTAGTTATTAGGCAATCTGAACGTACTCAATGATGAAAGTAAACGATCCGTCAGTTGTAGAGTTTACAGTATTTGTAACATTACAAAAGATGGTTCGTTCCGCAGAAGCATACTGAGCAGAAATAGGGGCCGTGGATGCGTTTTGAGTAGTAGCAACCAAGGTAGTAGTTGTTACGTTTCCAACGACAACTGTTGTACCGCCATCTAGGATTTCGTCTGCGATAGCCGCAACAATTTGTGCGCCCGAAGAGGATGTACCAACTTCATAACCAATGTCACCCGTTCCAATAACAGGAGCTACAGCACAAAAGATTTTAATGTTTGTGATGATTGTATTTGCTGGCTGAGTAAACTCACCAATCGCTGGGCTGTCGCCTGCGGTTGAGTTAACAGTAACTCCAGAGGCAAAGCCAACGTGCTTTACAAATTTGTTTGTTACAACGCCTGTTGAAGCCGTGTTCGCTACAGTTGTAAAAGCACCAGTTGTTGCATTTTTAGAGACAACCTGAAAGCCGCCTTCTGAGCGCACTGGTCCGCTAAAAGTAGAATTACCCATGAGAATCTCCTGTCGAGGGTTAAGTCAGCCGCACCTTACGGCTGTCAGGGATATTAGAACGATAAAGGATTACCAAACAAAAAGAAAGGGGCAACCTAAGCTGCCCCTCCTTTTGCCAATATGACGTGCTTTACGCTGCGCCGGGAGTTCCAAATACGGAACGCCAGTCGCTTACGCCAAAGGAGTAACGCTCACGAGCCTTAAACCGCATATTACCAGTATCAAAATCGCCTTCCATGGCAGTTTTAATTGCTGAACGGTTAAAGAACTTAAAGCCGTTTGGAGCATCAGTCTTAATGAAGAAAGCATCTGTGTCAGTCAGGAAGTGGTTAACCACCGCACCTTCTGGCAACATGCCCATGTTCTTCATTGCGTTGTTGTCATTGTCTGAAGTACCGCTACGCAGATTGGAGTTTAAAACCCGCTCTGCAATAAACTGCAATTCTTTTGGAATGATAAGTTTCGTTCCACGAACTGCAATTTTAAGACCGCGCTCATCAGTAAATCCTGCAACATCAATCAACATCTGCTCCAAGGAGGTTTCGTTGAGGTCTGCCGCAGTGGCGAGAAGGTTGGTCTGGTTGCCGGACAAAGACGGATGCGAAGCTGAACAAAGTGCTGCGCCATCACCAAGAGCGTTGCCGCCCGTAGCAGAGAACGCGTTGTTCAAGATCGCAGCAGCTTTAATCTGCTTTGTTTGAGCCATCGAACGAGCAAGTGCTTTCGTATAACGGGAAGCAAGACGATCATAGAGATTGTCCTCAATAGCTTCTTCGGTAATTGAAAACGCAAGTGCGATAGTTTCGTGAGTGTAACGAGCAGTGTATGTTTCACGAGCATCATCAAACGAGATGGCAGTGCCTTCTCCTTTAAGTGGTGCTGCTGCAAAACCACCGAGCATAACTTCCTCCTCAAAAGCTCGGTCGGAGCTTTCTTCATCGAAGATTTCGCCATGTTCGTTCTCGTAACGATCGTATTCAAGCCCAAATAAAGCATTTAGGCCGGGTTCTAGCTCTGCCGCTAGTTGTGCGCGAGAAATAGCCATATTCTATATCCCTTCCTTAAATGCCAGTTGTTGCGTAAGTACCAACAGCGATAGTATTACCGTTGTTGAAGTGACCGTTTAGACGAACAATATATTGATGACCTAAAGCAGCATAATCTTCGTTTGAAGGATCATTATAAAGACCTACAATCCGAACATCCAACGTGTTAGTTGTTGCTGCCGTACTAATGTCCAGCATGTCAGAAGACATTCCGGTATTAGTGCTGCCACCGCCTACTGCTGCCATATCACAGTTGATGAACACATCAAGCTGGGCTGTCGCTCTGCTTGTATTTGTTCCGTCCGCGGCTACCACAAATAGCTGAAACGGGTCGTCATATACAGACGCCAGTATCGGGAAATTTGTGTCAACGCTGACGCTGTTAGAACCGGGCCAGTAGTTTAGGAAGGTTCGCTTCTTAGTAGTAGAGTCTACGTATTCGACTCCAGCCATTACACCAAGCGGAGCAACCGCTTGATCGGTCAATATTATTGTTCCAGTGTTTACCGGAATAACAATACCACCGTTAAAAATGGCAGTTGAGTAGTCACTTTTTATCTCATACTGAGTAATACCAGTTGAGTTAACGTTTCCACCAACTTTACTAATAGGACGAAGACCATAGCCACCTGTTAGTGTATTAGCCATATCTTAGCTCCATATGTAAAAAGACGGCCTATTTTCCAGAGCCGCCAAAGGTTACGCGAGATTGACGGTCAGGATTACTGATCGTCATAGTTGAGTGTGCGTTCTCCCGCATCATGTCAGAATCTACCGCTTCCATCTGGTCTGTATTGCGCTTGGCAAAATAGGCCGTCCGTTCAGCGATTGTTTCAACAGGGATACGAGCAAGCATTAAACCGCCAACTCCAAAGACACCTTCATATTTACCTGTTTCGACTACCGGGGATTCAAAGTCGGGGTATTCATCCTGACGGACAAGTTCCCAACCTTCGCGCATTTTAGCGCTGATGTTTTTCCGATCATCAAAGCCACGCGTTTCGGCGCGAATCCAACGATGTTTATAACCATCCGGTGCAGGCGGTGCGTCTAGCATAGACGGGGGAGCCCACGGCTTACGCGCAGCCGTCTTCTCCCGAGTTTTGTTTGCGTGAGGCGTTCGATCAATTTTGTTCTCTGACATAGTTCTAATCCTTCACGTATTTTGCGTATTCAGTTAGCGGCACACCCAATTTTTTCGCGATAGCGACTTGGCTCGGAGTGAGTCGAACCTTTTTCCCACTGCTGCGCCCAGATGTTTGTCTTGAAACCCCAGCAACCGTCTGGACGGCACGTCTGCTAGTGTTGTTTGAGGTCGTATTAAACTTACTGCTAATGCGACTGTCTAGTTCATTATAGTAGTCATCGCTCTTCGGGTCAAACCCTTCTTCCTCTACAAGGGTTTTATGGATGCCAAACGCGGCGTAGGTCATAGCATCGTCTTGACCAAACCATTCGTTTTTCTCTGCCCAAGACTCGGCTTTACGATCTGGACGGCGAATTTCCTGCTGTTGTGGCTGTTGCGGCTGCTGCTGTTGTTGTGGCTGCTGCTGCGCACGTTGAGCGTTTGCACGTTCTTGTTGCATCTTTGCCTGAGAAGCACGGTCATTTTCAATCGAAAGAGACGTTAGCTTACGGTTTGCCTCAACGGCTGCTTGGCTGTCACCCATCTCCATAGCACGAGCATACTCTTGCTCCGCTTGAGTTAATTGAGTGTTAACTCGGTTTGTATACTCGTTAACGTAACTCGTATCCAAGTTAGCCATGCGGCTTTTAAGTTGTTGAGATTCACCTTGAACCTGCTTTGCAAAGTTTAAAGCCTCGCTTTCACGGCGCTCTGCCTCACGCATCTTTTTAGTAAGTCGGTCAATGCGCTTCTGTGTTGCATTTTCGGCACGATCAAAAGAGTCATCTTCTGAAACAGGGGCCTCAGTTAAAACTTCAACATCAACAGGTCCGGTATCTTCGGCATCTAAATCAAGTTCTATTTGGTTTACTTCAGTCATTTTTTACTCCTAGAAATGTAAAACATCTTCGGGACTTTGGATCGTTGCCAAAATCTCGTCGTCGTTAAGAATACGAACCTCTCCACCGTCAATCCGGAAACGAGAGCCAGCGTACCGGGCAAACATTACCCAATCACCTTTCGCGCACCACGGTCCATGCGGAAACTTATCCGTGTCCTGATACGCTAATTCACCGACCTTTAGGACGTATCCTACTTGGGTGGAGACCGCATTTTCCTCAACAACTTGGTTGGGAAGATATATGCCGCCTTCTGTCTGACCCTTACCGCGGTACGGAAGAATCAACAGTCGCCAACCAGTTGGGCCGGGCATTCTTTCTAAGAGACTTTCCCCAATTTTTTCGGGATCCAGCACTTTTTCTTTTCCGAGACCTGCAACGGCCTCTTTTGCTGCTTTCAAGTTTACTGTTTGCGCTTTAGTCATTGCTACGCTCCTGTTTATCTAGCAGGCCCTTGAGTTCCTGTTCCACATGATTTAGGGAGTCTAAATTCCCCATAAGCTCACGATATTGCTCCTGCGACTTCACATTGCCGTATTGCATTTGGTCAACAATGTTCTGTCGTCTTTCTCGTATCATACGGAAAACTGCTTCCGCAATAAATATCTCATCCATTCTTATAAAATCCCAGTTTATCTGATACGCAGATTACTATAATTTATTAGAAAGGCAATAGAGATTTAAACCATAAGCTCGAAATGCGGCCCGTCTATGAACGGTCTACGACCTTGTGTTCTACGCTCATCAATATAACTGGTCATGGCATCTTCCATAGTCCCACCGTGAAACTGTGCTATATTTGAAATTGTCCATGCCGCGCCCCACCGAATAGGAACGTCCACTTCTCTTGCAGCTTCAGCCATCGCATCTGCAATATCGTCATACAGATTGAGTTCC